CAGATTGGATAATGGTATGTGATCCTGATGAGTTAGTTCAAATAAAAGAGAGTGACCTAAAAGATATAAATGCAGATGTAATAAAATTCAAAGGTTATCAGATGTTGAGATATAATGATAAATCATCCTTTAATGAATTAACATGCGGATATAGGGATGGACAATATGATAAAACACTTATGTTTAAATCTACTATTGATGATATAAATTTTACACCAGGATCACATAATGCTGAACCCGCTGCTAAGTGGAAGATAAAAGAAAGTGATAAAGAGTATAAACTTCTACATTATAAAGAAGACAGAATGGACCACATAGGTAGATTTGATACACCTATAGAAGTGGTAAAAGGAGAACCTGGTCACCCATATCCTTTTACTGTTACAGAAAGAGGTGTTTGGATAGTAGACACCAGTTATCCACTTTATACGTTTGGATGGGATGAGCCCTTAGCTGAAGAATTAGATTCTTTTTTTAAAGAAGAAAAGGTTATCAGAATTGCAGATTTTGGATGCGGTGATGCTGCTTTTGTTAAGTACTTTACTTCTAAAAAATATGATATACATGGGTATGATGGTAATCCACATGCACTTTGTAATCTGGTAGATCTTTCTGAACCAATAATACTTGATGAAAAATATGACTGGATAATCAGTTTTGAAGTTGGTGAACATATACCAAAAAAATATGAAGATGTGTTTATTCAGAACTTACATAATAATAGTAAAAAAGGAATTATATTAACATGGGCATTACCAAACCAACTGAGTGTTGGTCATGTAAATTGTCAAAAAAATGATTATATTAAAAGTAAATTTTTACAATTGGGGTATAAGAATGATCTTATAGTAGAAGATAGACTTAGAAAAGCTTGTAAAAATCATTGGCTTCAAGAATCATTAATAGCATTAAGAAAAAACTAAAGATATGATAGTAAGAATATTTGACATAGAGAATGGTAAGGTGATTCCTTCTGAGCATTGTTATACTTTAAGTTTTTTAAAGGACATAATAGAAGCCCACCCAAAAGATCACATGCAGATCTTACAGTATTTATTCTATATGAGTTGTCCTAATCCAGAAATGAATCCATTTTTTAATGTACCAGAACATGAAAAAGAGGATATAGTTATTGAGGAGATTGGTTTAACTGCATCTTTAGAAGATGAATTAATAACCAAAGGACTAGAAAGATGTAAACAATTATATGAAACTCCAACCTTTAGAGCATATGTAGGTATAAAATCTATGTTAGACAGATTGGCTAAATACATGGAAACTACAGCTATTGAGCATGGAAGAGATGGAAATATTAATTCATTAGTGAATGCTGCTGCTAAGTTTGATCAAATAAGACAAGCATATAAAGGAGCATTTGTTGATATGAAACAAGAACAAGAATCTCAAGTTCGTGGAGGACAGGGATTAGCTTATGATCAATTATAAAATTTAAAATTATGGAAATAAGACCAGTTGGAAGAAAAGTTTTAATCAAGCAAGAAGAAGCACCTCAAACATATGGGTCAGGACTCATTTATATTCCTGACTCTCAACAAAAAGAAGAGTGTAAAGGAACTGTTATTGCTGTAGGTAAAGACGTAGAAGAAATTAAGAAAGGTGACTATGTACAGTATGCAGATTACATAACACCTACAAAAATGAGTCATAATGATGAGGAACATTTACTTATTGGACAAGGAGATGTACTAGCAATACTTATATAATGTATTCTGAAGTACCTACATATAAAGATGGGGAATGGTCATCTACTAAGTTTGAAACAGAAGATGATTTTAAGGAGTTTATATTGTCTGTGTTTAAAGAACCAGGGCAATATAATTTTGATGAAACAGCGTTGTTATTTAATGCTGAGGCAAAAAGATTCACTAAAGATGGATTCTATTGCAATAAGCCTTTTAGATCTAAAGACTATATAAACTACTGGAACGATCAGAAGGCTAAGAATAGGTATGGAATAATATATCATGGTAAAGAAACCTGGTATGTTACCAGAGACTATTATATGTGGCTTAACTTTCTTCCAATCTTTGATAAAGAGGAAAAGAAATATGGGTTTGCAAAGGTTAGAGATGCTCAATATCATATGGCGTTATATGAGATCCTAGCTGAACTTCATCAAAGACATGCTGCTATACTTAAGAAACGGCAGATAGCTTCTTCTTACTTTCATATGGCAAAACTATTGAATCAGTATTGGTTTGAAGAAGGTTCTATATGTAAGATAGGTGCTTCACTCAAGGATTATATTAATGATAAAGGTTCCTGGAAATTCTTAGATGAATATAAATCTTTTCTTAATGAACATACTGCATGGTATAGACCATCTAATCCAGAAAAAGTTCTTTTATGGCAACAACAAATTGAAGTAAAAATTGGGAACAGAAAAACATCAAGAGGGTTAAAGTCAAAGATTCAAGGAGCTTCTTTTGAGAAGAATGCAACTACTGGTGTAGGTGGACCATGTACATACTTCTTTCATGAGGAGGCGGGAATTGCTCCAAAGATGAGCACAACCTTTGAATACCTCAGACCTGCAATGACTTCTGGAATGCTGACTACTGGAATGTTTATAGCAGCTGGTTCTGTTGGTGATTTAGATCAGTGTGAACCATTAAAAGATATGATATTAAATCCTAAAGGAAATGATATATACGAGGTTGAGACAGATCTATTAGATGATAAAGGAACTATAGGAATGGCGGGTTTATTTATTCCTGAACAATGGTCAATGCTTCCCCATATTGATGCATTTGGTAATTCTTTAATTAAAGACTCATTAGACGCAATAAAGAGAGAACGGGTTCAATGGCAAAAAGACTTATCTGCAGAACAATATCAACTTAGAATTTCTCAAAAACCAACAAATATAGCAGAGGCTTTTGCTTATAGAAAGGCTTCTATATTTCCACAAGGGGTGATAAGCAAGCAAATAAAAAGGATAGAAGATAAAACTTATCCATATGAATTTATAAAGTTGGAACATGATGAGTCAGGAATATCAGCAACTGTAACAAATAAACTACCAATTACTACATTTCCGTTATCAAAAAAAGCAACTGATAAAACAGGATCTTTAGTAGTATGGGAAAGACCAATAGCAGATCCTCCATTTGGAGCTTATTATGCTTCTATTGATCCTGTATCAGAAGGTAAAACAACAACATCTGACTCACTATGTTCAATCTTTGTGTATAAAAATCCTGTAGAAGTAACCAGAGAAACTGATAATGGCCTTGAGCATTTCATTGAGAAAGATAAAATAGTAGCATCCTGGACTGGAAGATATGATGATATTAACAAAACACATGAACAATTAGAAATGATCATAGAATGGTATAAAGCCTGGACAATTGTAGAAAATAATATTTCATTATTTATACAACATATGATTGCAAAAAGAAAACAGAAATATCTTGTACCTAAACAACAAATACTGTTTTTAAAAGATCTTGGATCTAATACAAGTGTATATCAAGAATATGGGTGGAAAAATACTGGTACTTTATTTAAGAGTCATCTTATATCATATGCAATAGAATTCATCAGAGAACAAATAGATGAAGAAACAGATGAAAATGGTGAAATTATAAGTCTTACACTTGGAGTAGAAAGAATACCAGACATAATGCTATTAAAAGAAATGTCATCATATTTCCCAGGATTAAATGTGGATAGATTGGTTGCTTTCTCTGCACTAATAGCTTTTGCTAAAGTGCAGCAATCAAATAGAGGGTATGTTAAAAGAGTAGAAAGAGATGAAAATTCCTTGGAAAAGTCCAAGAATTTGTATAAATTAAAGTATAACCCTTTTAGAAATGTTGGAAGGGGTAACCGCTCTGTAGGTGATAAAAAAATCAGTAAGAAAGCTTTCAAAAATTTTAAATAATGATGGAAATTTATGTGGTAACTTGTTCTGATCCTACTGTAAATGTCATCATTTATGATTATATTGAATATATTGAATATGAAAATCAAGCTTAAAAATAAATAAATATGAAGGTTTTTAATGCAATGCAACTCAAGAATGGAGCTAAGGCTGAAAGTGGATATCCTACCACTAGTAGTCTTACACAACCAGTTCAGTTCATATCAGCAAAGAAAAAAGATAATGATTGGTATGCCTGGAATTTAGATTGGCTTGAGCAACAAGGTCTAGAGTTTCTTAGAATAAATGCCAGAAAACTTTTAAAGAATTATAAGCTAGCTAAAGGTATAATTGATAAGACAGACTACATTATAGAAGAAGATAATGATTATAAAGATCTTGTGGACGTACTCACAAAAGAAGATGAATCAGCATTAGAACTAAAGTTCTATCCAATTATTCCAAATGTTATAAATGTACTATGTGGAGAATTCTCTAAAAGGTTCTCAAAAGTGCAATTTAGAGCTACTGATGACGCATCATATAATGAGATGCTAGAACAAAAAAGAGCTCTTATTGAAGAGAATTTATTAGCAGATGCAGAAAAACAGATGCTAATGAGGATGATTGAAATGGGGGCTGACATGGAATCAGAAGAAACTCAGCAACAATTATCACCAGAAAATCTCAAAAGTTTACCAGAAATAGAGGACTTTTTTAGTAAGGATTATAGAAGCATGGTTGAGGAATGGGCTTCCCATCAACTTAATGTAGATGAAGAACGTTTTAAAATGCAAGAGCTGGAAGAGCGTGGATTTCGTGATATGCTTTGTACAGATAGAGAATTTTGGCATT